ATACGTGAGATTGATGAAATACATTTTGACGGCAATGAAAGATTGTATGAAGATCCTCGGGACGACGACGTATACGCAATGGGTGTCGACGTTTCTGCTGGTGTTGGTGGTGACTATTCAACTATATCTGTTATTTCTATGGCTACATTTCAGCCTGTATACCACTATCGGAATAATCTGATAAGTCCTTCGGCCTTTGCTGATGTTGTATTACAAATCGCACAGTGGTTTAATGATGCACGTGTTTTGTGTGAGAGCAACAACCACGGACACGTGGTACTTTATCGCCTTCGCCATTTGGGTTATCGGAATCTGTGGTTAGACCATAATATGAAAGATTGGACAACAACAACAAAATCCAAACTTGATGCCTATGAAACATTACGAGAATATGTAACACAAGGTATGATTATGAAAATGGATGCTCAAGTATTACAGGAACTTAGGGCATTGGTTGTAACAAAAATATGTCCAGAAGCACCACGGGGTATGCACGATGACTTGGCAATGTCTCTTGCTTTGGCATACCGTTGTTTGCGTGATATACCAAGACGGAAACTAACTTTGGCTAGACGGAACTTGATGGATGTGCTAATCTCAGAAACAAGGGCACGTCGAACTAAAGAACAGCCTGTACCTTGGAAGAAGAACGTATGAAACCGATTACTGTACAAACATATTACGACGACCACAACAAATACTGGGATCATCATAGAGTCGAACTTCGACAACTTCGCAATGCTTATATGACCAGATACTGGGACAAACAATCTGCACCAGAACAGATTGTGATTGAGACATCTAGAGCGTACGAGTTTGTAGAAGGATACATTGCTTCCCTCTTTGCCCGCTCTCCTTCTGTTGTTGTTAAAGGTGATGTTCGTGGTCAGGGTGACCCACAGATTGTACAAACGTTGTGCAACAACTTCCTGGATAACATACGTACTCAGTTGGAAGATGCTTCTCGGTTGGGTTTGATTTACCCTGCTTCTTTCTTGAAGTTGATTCCAAATGACCACCCAGATCCTTTTCAGCGTGTCAGTATCTGCTCCATTGCACCGTGGGATGTTATTGTTGATACTGATGCACCATCTTGGAAAGACCAAAAGTTTGTGGCTCATCGGTATTACATTACACTGAAAGAAGCACAGCAGAAGTACGGCCCGAAAAAATACGATGCACACCCACTCATCAAGTTTCTTGACCAGCCTGATGGAGATTATGGTTACCAAGGACGAACAGAGAACATCGAGCCTGAGTTCCAATATGTAGAGATTGTAGAGTTTTACCAGTTGGAAGAAGACAAGTTGGTGGTATGGTCGCCTGATTATCAGAATGGTAAAAAGTTTTTGTATGATGGTATCTCAGTGCCAGAGGGTGTCGATGAGATAAAAGAAGTCAAGTATGCTGATATACCATTCAAGGATTCAGCAGGTGATCCAATCTCTCCGATTATACCGCTGTATTACAGTAGACAACCTGATACACCACTGAGAGGATACTCTGCACTTCGCCGTGTATACGACCAAGTCCAGGAAGTAAACATTCTCCGAACATATCAGGCTAGTATGGTTAGAAGAGCTGCGAGACAATGGATTGTTGAAGCCGGTGTCTTTGATGCAGAAGCGATGAGCAAACTATCTCAAGGAGTAGATGGTGAGTTTATCGAAGTCGAACTATCACAAGGACAAACATTGGGTGGTTCGATTGCTTCAGTTCCTCATACCCCCGTGCCTGCGGAACTAGAGAGATATGTACAGCAAGTGCAAGATGATTTTGAACGCGGTTCAGTTTTGGCTCCGTTTACTCGTGGTGAAAGTTCTCGGGCAACAGCCACAGAGATTACTGCTCTTGCAGCTTATTCTTCTTCCGAGATTGGACGTTTGGCACGTGAACGTGATTCAGCCATCGAATATATTGCACAAGTTTTTATCTCTATTATGAAACTATATATCAAAGATGAAGGCGATGTTATTTTGATGAATGGTAATCCAACAACCATAAATGCAGATGACATTACAGGTGACTTTACATTTTATGCAAACGATACAGGGGCTACTCCTGTTTCAGAAGCAGTAAAGAAACAAGAGTTCCTGGCAGTTATGCCAACCCTTGTTGAACTCGGTGTCCCTCTTCCAGAGATACTAGCACACATCGTACGTATGCTTGACTTGCCACAATCATTTATCAATGCACTTGAAGGTGCAACACAAAACCCACAACAACAACAGCCAACACCAGCAGAAGCCCAAGTTCAGCAGTCTGTTGGCCTTCAAGGAGAGCCTTCTCCACAAGATGTTCAACAATTTCTGCCGTGATACCATATGCCTATTTATGATTATATTTGTCAATCTTGCGATAAACCTCAGCAACTTATTTGTGATTTTGATGAGGCAGACGATCAAGTATGCGAAATATGCGAGAAGCCAATGGACAGGCAGATTTCACTTTGGGCGCACACTCCTGCGCGATGGGGTGATAGTCACGGCTATTTTGATCGGGGTCTTGGTATGTATATTGAGAACTCGGTACACAGGGAAAAGGTGATGAAAGAGAAGGGGCTTCGTCCTGTATCTGAAAAAGAGTTGGATGACCACCAACAAGCCATACATAATGACACTGTTACACACGAAAAGAAAGTTAGCACGTTTAATGATACGATGAAGAAGACTGGTTCATTTGCTGAAGCTGCAAAAGCAATTACACATTATGACCCAGACCCTGAAACCGATCATAGAGACTGGCGATTTAGTTTTGAGAAACCTATTGATGGAGATAAAAAATGAGTATACCTACCGATATGTTGGCACAAGCCGAGGCTGTTGGCCAGCAACAACAAATGATGCTAGACCAAACAATGATTGTACCAGAAGGCAAGTTTTCCAAAGGTGCATTGAATCGTCTTGTTAAACAGTTGAACGTAGTTCTTGAAATGTTCGACCAAACTTACCCAGAGTTCGATGAAGACATAACGGTATTTCCTCCAGAGTTTGTTACTTCATTGGAAATGGTTATGACCGCAGCAAATGATGCTGGTGTTGATTTTGATTTGGATTTTGAAGAAATCAAAGATGATAGAGATTTGGCTATGGTTGCTGGTAAACTAAGTAAACTGGCCAAAGATAAAACGTTTAAACGATTCCTAGAAAGCAACTCTCTTAGACCAGAAGAAACAGAAGAAGAGACTGTTGTAGAAGAAGAGACTGTTGAAATGCCAGCAGATATGGACGAAATGTTTGCAAGGAGAATGTAATGTCAGAAGAAACTACAAATAGCGGTAATGTAGAGTCGTCAGTTCCAGATGTTGTTGAATCAAACTCAGGAGCACCAGTTAGACAAGATGAATACCAACAAAGAGTTGAAGCGGTTTTACAGAAACACGAACAACAAGTAGAACAGCAAAAGATACAAGAAGAACAAACTGAACAACAACAACAAGAAGCATATGAAAATATGACACTTCAAGAAGGTGAAAGTTGGGACAGTGTGTACCAATCAATGCCTGAATCTGTTCAGCGTGCGATGGGTTCTCTTCGGGCTGACTATACCAGGAAGATGCAGGCACTGGCAAAAGAGCGCAGAAAGGTAGAAGATTTACAGTCCAATCTTACAAACTCTGACGCGTTCAAAGCATTACAAGCCCAGGCTCAACAAGCAGCTGCAGAAGGACAAGAGTTTGATCCATTCGACAACAAGAGTATGGAGACATACATAAACAATCTTGTTGCACAAAAACTTCAAGGTATCTTGGAACCAATGTACCAAGAGCAGATGAGAGCACAGTCAAGCAGACGTGTGGACGATTTTATGAATGAACATCCAGAGTTGCGTACAGATGAAGAGTTCCGTTCTGAAGTCTATCAGGTACTCAAAGATAATGAATCGTTGTCTCTTGAAGATGGTTTTTGGATTGTAAAGGGCAAAAGAGCAAAGATAAATGCACAACGAGAATACCAAAAACAACAACAACAAAAGGAAAATCGAAAGGCTGTGGCTTCTCGTATAGGCAATGGAAGGAAGACGGGCATTACTGCACCGCCGAATAGTTCTGATATGTCAGCGTCAGACATATATCAGTATTTACTTGCACAAAAGAAATAATTTATGTATATATAAAAATGTGTTGGAGAACCCAATAGGACACGTCAACAACACCGCCCCTCACTGAGGACACGCGTAGGTAAAAATAATAATCTTATTTATGGTGAACGATATGGGTATCCAATATGATATACTCGCGTCGACCCTGCGTATTTTGCGTGATCGAGAGGTCGACAATACATTCCGTACTATTCCTCTGCTTGAAGCAGTAGAACGTGCTGGAAACGTCGAAATGATTAACGGTGGTCAAAAGGTAGACCATCCTGTAATCCTGGCTGAACATTCTAACATTACTCAGTTGACAACTGGTTATGAAAGCGTCAATCTTGCTGTTAAAGATGCACTTCGAACTGCTTCTTTTAACTGGTGTGATTTTGTTGCTCCTGTTGTTATTACTGAAAAAGAACAACTTTCTAACAAAGGTGAACGTGCAATCATCCGTATTGCTGAAGCCCGTTTGAAGTCTGTTATGGGTATGCTGAAACGTGAATGGTGTAAGCAAACTATCAATGGTACTTCTTCTGTGCTTACAGAACTTAATACTTTAAATGGTGATGGTACAACTGCTTCTGGTGGTTTTACTGCTTCTGCTGCAAATACCAATGGTTTCTTTGAAGTTGCAGCGTTTGGTTCACAAACAAATGATGTTGGTGGTATTGATAAAGCAAACTTCCAATCAACATTCCAGAATCAACGTGCTGATAACGCAAATAGTTTTAGTGCTAATGGTTTAAAAGCAATGAGCAATCTAATGATTAATGCTCAGACTTATTCTCCAGAAGGTGACATTGATATGATTTTGGCTAGTCCAACTTCATATGAGTTGTACCGAAATGAGTTGACAGCAAAAGAAAGATACTCTTCTACTGAGCAAATTCGTGACGTTGCCGGTCGTTTGGTTCTTATGTACAACGGTGCGCCAATGTACGTTGATCCTAACCTTGGTTTCGAAATCGCAGCTGGTACAACAAAAGTATCTATGATTTTCTTGAACAGTAAACTCTTTACCGTTTACTTCGATCAAGATGCACACTTTGAAATGGGCGATATGGAACGTATCTCTGGATACGCAGCTGCCGCCTCTAACATTATGGTTCGTACTCAGTTGGCTATTAGCCATTTGGCTGGGCACGGTATTTTGATTAATGCTGAACAATAAGAGGTGAAATATGGCTACAAATACTTTACTACAATACTTACAGGCTGATGATGGAAGCGGTGTTGCTCTTGGTGTTACTCCGTCGA